GTGACAAAACATAAAAAGATAAATATGTCATCGACACCCCTTGGCTCTCCTTTAGCCAAGGGAAGTGTTAATTCTGGTGCGGAGGTTGGAGCAGGTTCAATAGCTAAACAAATAGGTACAGGGGATAATGCAAAGGATTCCTTCGTGTGGATGACACTCCAGGCATGTTTTTGGATTGCTGGTCTTGCCTCTGCAGGTGTTTTCATCATGAGTGTAGTGATTGTTTCAAAATATGGTGTTTATGAGGGTAAAGAGTTCATAAGTTCTCTGAAGGATTTATGGGCCATATTTACACCTATCATCACTCTTGCTTTAGGTTATGCGTTTGGTAAACGAGAGAGTAAATAGTGTATTTATTCATTATCTATAAGTTTATAGCTGAATGGAATAGGGATATGAACAAATTAATATTGGCAGCGGCTCTACTTGGCTTGGCTGGGTGTACAACCTCCGCAGTGAATTCACAGCAAGCTAAACCAGTACCTTCAAAGAGAATCCTTAAGCATGGGACTGGCGAGTCAACTATTGTTGTTACCAGAGATAACGGTTGGTTAGCTGGTGGTGGGTGTTTCGTTGAAATAACCGTAGATGGTAAATCGTTTGCGAGGATTGATACTGGTGAATCGATAAGTATTAAGACAGAAACTGGAAGGCATATCCTTGGAATTTCTGGCGACTCCCAAGGCAAGGGATTATGTGGGTTCAAGGTTGGTCAGCCGATAAAAGAGACATCAACGCAAATCAACTCGAACGAAACTCAGAAATTTAGAATAACTGGTGACACAAATTCTGGTCTTGATATAAGGCCTTCATCAATTTAATAGATATTTTAATCTGACAAATAACCACCTTTGGGTGGTTTTTTTATGGAATTTAAAAGCATGAAAGAAGCAATGGTGAATATTGAACTTGGTGGTGTGTTAGGGAAGACTTTCGGAAAATCACATGAACGACTGGTATCAACAACCGCAGAAGTTTTTCGAGCACTATGTTGTACTATTTCAGGTTTTGAGCAGTATCTTAATACCAGCAAAAAGAGAGGGTTAACATTCGCTATATTTAAGGGAAAGAACAACATTGGTGAAGATGATTTAGGATATCCAATCACTGAGGATATCATCCGTATTGTTCCGGTAGTCATCGGGAGAAAAAAAGCTGGTTTATTGCAAACCATACTTGGCGCAGTCTTAGTTGTCGCTGGTTATGCATTATCGGGGTTTACTGGTGGTGCGAGTATGGCGTTGGTGGCACCTGGTGTTGCATTAATGGCTGGTGGTGTGATCCAAATGCTATCCCCTCAAGCTGCGGGACTGGCAAGCAAACAATCTGCCGACAATCAGGCCAGCTATGCATTTGGTGGTGTGACAAATACGGCAGCGCAGGGCTACCCGGTACCACTTTTATACGGTAGACGCAGAATTGGTGGCGCGATTATTTCAGCCGGTATTTATGTCGAAGACCAGCAGTAAAAGCAGATTCCCTTGCATGCCACCTTCGGGTGGTTTTTTTATGGGCGCAATATGACAAATAAACGCATAACAGGCCGCAAGGGTGGCGGTTCCAGCTCCCGAACGCCAACAGAACAGCCAGACGATTTGCAGTCTGTTGCAAAAGCAAAAATATTAATGGCTCTCGGTGAAGGCGAATTTTCCGGGCAACTTACTGGCAAAGATATTTATCTTGATGACACCGCTCTGGAAAACAGCGATGGCTCGCAAAACTTCAGCGGCGTTACCTGGGAGTTTCGCGCCGGTACGCAGGCACAAACTTATATTCAGGGCATTCCGGGCACAGAGAATGAGATTAGCGTCGGTACCGAAATCGCCAGCGCTACTGCCTGGAACCACACGTTTACCAACACGCAGCTCTCTGCGGTTCGCCTGCGCCTGAAATGGCCTTCACTATTTAAGCAGGAAGACGATGGTGATCTGGTCGGCTATTCCATCAATTACGCTATTGATCTGCAGACAGATGGCGGTAGCTGGCAGACAGTGCTGAATACCAGCGTAACGGGTAAAACTACCTCTGGCTATGAGCGGAGCCACCGTATCGACTTGCCGCAGGCAGGCAGCACCTGGACTGTTCGCCTGTGTAAAATAACCGCTGATGCGAACAGTGCGAAGATTGGCGACACGATGACGCTGCAGAGCTACACAGAAGTTATCGACGCTAAGCTGCGGTATCCCAATACCGCGCTGCTGTATATCGAATTTGACTCGAGCCAGTTCAATGGCTCAATACCTCAGATATCCTGCGAGCCGCGCGGGCGCGTAATTCGTGTTCCTGATACTTATGATCCGGAAACTCGTTCGTACAGCGGGACCTGGACTGGCGCGTTTAAGTGGGCGTGGACCGATAACCCGGCGTGGATTTTTTACGATTTGGTGGTGACCGACCGCTTCGGGTTGGGTAATCGTCTTACCGCGGCAAATATCGATAAATGGGGTTTATACCAGGTTGCGCAATATTGCGATCAGATGGTACCTGACGGGAAGGGCGGCAGCGGCACAGAGCCTCGCTATATCTGTAATGTTTATGTGCAAAGCCGCAATGATGCCTACACGGTGCTTCGGGATTTTGCTGCGATCTTCCGTGGTATGACGTACTGGGGCGGTGATCAGATTGTCAGCCTGGCTGATATGCCGCGCGATATCGATTACAGCTATACGCGCGCCAACGTCGTTGATGGCAAATTTACGTACACGAGCAGCACGACGAAAACCCGCTATACCACTGCGCTTGTGTCCTATTCTGATCCGGACAACGCCTACGCAGACGCAATGGAGCCCGTTTTTGAACAGGCACTGGTGGCGCGCTATGGGTATAACCAGCTCGAGTTAACGGCAATTGGCTGCACCCGGCAGTCCGAAGCAAACCGAAAGGGGCGCTGGGGCATCCTCACCAACAATAAAGATCGTGTTATTGTGTTTTCCGTGGGGCTGGACGGGAACATTCCGCAGCCAGGCTATATTATCGCGGTCGCTGATGAGCTCTTGTCAGGGAAGGTAACTGGTGGACGTATCAGCACCGTTAACGGTCGCGTTATCAAACTTGATCGGGTAGCTGATGCCGTTGCTGGAGATCGTCTTATTCTCAATCTTCCTTCCGGCGCTTCGCAAAGGCGCACCATTCAGGCGATCAGTGGTGAATCAGTTACGGTCACCACGGCATTCAGCGAAACACCTCAGGCCGAGGCAGTCTGGGTGGTTGAATCGGATGAACTCTACGCGCAGCAGTATCGCGTCGTCAGTGTTGCTGATAACAACGACGGTACTTTTACGATCACCGGCGCATATCATGACCCGGATAAATATGAACGGATCGATACCGGGGCCATCATTGACCAACGGCCTGTCAGTGTCATCCCTCCGGGAAACCAGAATGCGCCGGCTAACATCGTAATCAGCTCATTCTCTGTCGTTCAGCAGAATATCAGCGTCGAAACCATGCGCGTCAGCTGGGACCAGGCACAGAACGCTATCGCCTATGAAGCCCAGTGGCGCCGGAATGACAGCAACTGGGTTAACGTGCCGCGCAGCTCCACTACGTCCTTCGACGTGCCGGGGATTTATGCCGGACGCTACCTGGTACGCGTGCGCGCCATTAACGCCGCCGAGATTTCATCCGGGTGGGGTTACTCAGAAGAGCAAACGTTAACGGGTAAAGTGGGTAATCCGCCGAAGCCGGTTGGGTTTACCACAACGCCAATTAACTGGGGCATTCGCCTTAACTGGGGTTTCCCAGCGAACACCGGCGACACGCTGAAAACGGAGATTCAGTACACAGCCAACTCTGATTTTTCGGACCCGTTATTGTTGACCGATGTGCCGTATCCATCCTCTGAATACATTCAGCTTGGGCTGAAAGCAGGGCAAGAATTCTGGTATCGCGCGCAGCTGGTTGACAGAACTGGTAACGAATCCGGGTATACAGACTGGGTTCGCGGTATGGCGAACGATAACCCGGATGACTACCTGGGTGATATAGCTGACGACTTCCTTACTTCAGCTGATGGTGACCGATTAACAGGAGATATTGATACCAATTTAGAGGGCATTCTTCAGAACGCTCTGGCGAACCATGGGACAGTAGATCACCAGTTCGCTCAATATGGTGAGGTTAGGGCTGATATTTTAGTCGTGAAGACTACCATCGCCGAAGTGGATCGGGCTATGGCTGAAATGTCGACCCAGGTACAGGCCCAGATTGACGATGTGACAGCGGTGCTGGAGGACAAGCTTACAGCTGTTGTTGACACAACAGGCGCATCGGCAATCCATACCCTCAAAGTAGGGGTGCGGATAAACGGCATCATGTACAACGCCGGGATGAGTATTGCCGTCCTGGCGCAGCAGGGCCAGCCAGTTGTAACGCGCGTCGGATTCAATGCAGATCAGTTCGTACTGATGAGCGGCAGCGGTGATGCGCAGTATTCGCCCTTCGCTGTTGTTAATGGCCAGGTGTTTATCAGCTCTGCATTTTTCCAGGACGCCAGCATTAATTTCGGCAAAATCTCGGACACTCTCCAGTCAACTAATTTTGTTACCGGCTCTACTGGCTGGCGATTGCCAAAATCAGGGAATGCTGAACTCAACAATGTGACCGTCCGGGGAACGCTGTATGCCGCAAGTGGCAACTTCTCCTTTGCAGGATCAAACAACGTTACGGTGATTAACGGTAATGGTCTAACCGTCAACATTCCTGGTGGCGGTAAAATTGTTGTAGGGACATGGTGATGATATGCCAACTGGATTGCTGATTGATTTGAATGACGGTGGCAAAGCAATGGAGATAACGGCGGGGCTTAGATGCCCGTCGTTTGGTGCCGCTTTCACAGCTGGCTACCAGCGTTCAAAATACGTGGATGTATCAGGCCATGTAACTGGCTCTCGAGTTTTGTTTATTCCGTATGCCACGTCTTATCTCGATTCCGGTCTGCTTCACAGACTAAACTCCATAACTATTGCGGGGGCAAGAGTAACTCAGAATTCAACAATGAAATCGCTGGGTATGAACGAAAGAGAAAGCACTTACACATTCGGCGGCAGTGTATGGCAGATTTTCCCTATCAGCCAGGGATCGGGTGTGGGGTTGCTTATCAGTGACAGCACCGATTTTACAGCCATAACGAATGCCACGCAGTCAGGGCAATGTATCTGGAAGGGAACTGTTTCTGTTCCCACTGGTGGATGGGCTGTACCGACGATAGCAGGGTATGACAAGAGCAAATACCTTGTATTCGGGCGCTGCAATAGCGGTAATACCGTGGATTTTGACGGTAATACTGTCAGGTTTTTCAGTGCGCCATCGACTAACGATGACCAACCGGCGACGGGCACGATTGATATTGTGATATTCGCCAGCGGCGTAGCCCCGACCCCTGGCACGGGCTTTAATATCTTCAATGCGGCGGGGGCCTGCACGTTCTCAACGACGAAAAGGCCTTTTGTGTATCTGAATGGTTTATGGACACCATCAACCAGCGCTTTTAGCATCGGCAATGGTTATGTGCCGCTTGGGCGTTTTGGGTTTATGGTCCACACCGTAGGCGGGAACTACATATTCAGGATGTACGGTATAAAAATGCAGAATGGCAGTGTTTCGGTTCAGGGAGGGAAATACCTTGGGCGCGACCAGTATGCTATTTTCGGCAATAACAGTGTTACCCCGCTAACTCTTCCAGTCCTACCGGACATGTACGTTTAGAACCTATCATCTTTCCTCTCTGAACCCGCGCTGCGGGTTTTTTTATTTTCTGAAAAAGGAGTCCGCATGTCAGCCGGAACGTTAACTCTTACAAATAATTCTTCTGCCGTGGGCGGCACCGGGACCACGTTTACTACCGAGCTTGCTTCAGGTGATTTCGTTGTTGTGACTGTGGGAGGTGTTCCATATACGCTCCCGATCAAAACGGTAAACAGTAATACCTCGCTGACACTGGTCAGTAATTTCACAGGCCCTACGCAATCCGGTGCAGCCTGGTCCGCTGTTCCGCGCGTTGCGCTGAATATGGTTACGGCCGCATTGGTTGCTCAGAGTGCAGAGGCGCTACGCGGCCTGAACTACGATAAGCAAAACTGGCAGAGGCTATTAACGGAAAACGGCGAAGTAACAATAATCCTTCCAGATGGTTCAACATTTACAGGTCCGTCATGGATGCACATTTTAAGCAGTGTATTAAATAAAAATAACAACTTATCTGATTTAGGTGACATAGATACTGCCAGAAACAATCTTGAGCTTGGGAAGAGAACTGGTGCTTATTTTGGCGGGGTGAACCTTGATAGATATTCTGATGTTAGTACGGACCCGTCCGGTATTGTTATTGCGAGAAAGTACAATGCAGCTGGTACAGTCATGGAGTTTTACCATCGCGTTTATAGCGAGGTACGGACGGATGGCATAGCGTATTTGACGTTACATTTAAGGGGGCAAAATGCCACTAATCGTTATCTCTCATTCAGTGAGGGGGGGGATCTCGATATACCTGGATTGTTCAAAGGTGGTTCATTTGAGGCGACTTCTGGGCCGCATACATTCAAAACCGCTGTGACCTCCAATATGCAAACGACTATCAGCGCTGAATCAGGTTATGCGATGCTCTGGCGCAGAAATCATGGCGTTGATAAAGCAGACGAGTTTATTGGTATTCGTTCCAATAGCGATGCGGTATTTCGTAAATCAACAGGTGCAACAACATACATAGATGCGTCGTTGTGGCATACCGCAAACACGACCGTAGACGCCAGCGGATTTATAAAAAAAGCATCACCGATTGTGAAAATATTCCGAAACGGGGAGTTTGAAGTAAATCACGAATCAGAAGGGTGTGAAGTAATTCGTATTAGTGAAGGAGAATATCAGATTACCGGGTGTATGGGACTCAATGCGGATTTGGCGTGGGGGGGAATTGAGGGGGGATTTGAGCTACCCAGGGACAGAAACGGCCAGCCGTTGTTATGGGTTGATTATTCAGTGAGCGAAGATGGATCACTGTTAATTAAAACTATGCACCGGACCCATGATAGCGCGCCGGAGTTCGCCAGAAACATTAAAGAAGGTTATTCAAACGGTGACATGATCGACATACCGGCTGATAGCTTTGTTAGTGTGCGCGTTGAAATGCCGATTAACTCAAAATACAACATGTGGGTTGCTTATGTGGAGGAGCAGAATAAACAGGCAGAAGAGGCGGAGCAGTCAGCAGCGGAAGAGGCCGGCGACGGCGCTGATGATGGCGAAATGCCTCTGTATGAGGAGCCACTTACGATAAAACGATAGCGAACGTTCTGGATCATTTTCTTGGAATCTCCCAGGGGGGGAGAAAACAAGCCTTAAGAAGTGAAGGCGGCTTATACAGTTAAGTTAAAGTGAAGAGTGAGCGCGTATTATTGACGACGCAGAGGTGCGAGATTAGCCCTCAACACATTTTCTGCGCTGGATAATTTAACAAGCCTCAGCGTTCCGTAGTGAAGCACTGGATAAAGTGTTTCATGGTTGGTAGTGCGATTCGGAACGTAAACTATGTCCAGAAGGGATTGTGAGGCGAGTCTTTTGATCACCGCGTTATAACGTTCCTCAGAGTCACATAATTCAAGACAGGCCGCGCGTCTCGATATCGGGTCATCCTTTCCAAATCCATTGCACAGCACCTGAAGAACGCCAGCACATAACAGTAAATCTGCTTCCATGTTGCCCTCCCTGGGCTAATCCTTGCCTGAGTTTCATCATATGGGAACATAACCATTCTAAATGAAGGGGTAATGAACAATGTAACGAAGAAGTTTGATATACATTAAGTGCGAAAAAAATCTTACTTAAGTGTTCCTTTAAATTGTTGATTTGCATTAAAGACGTTGAAAATCAATGTGAAATAAGTCCATGACAAACACTGGGTGGAAATCTATAAAGTAATTACCCACCATGGAGACGGTGCGTTTTCCAAGATTTTTCCTTAGTTATTACGGGGCCTGGCTGATGTCGGCAGGCTCCCGGATTTTCTCTTTAGCCCTTCGTAAAAGATCCCTCCGATTTTCATCCAGATAACCCAATCGACAAAAATCTCTCTTGATCTGCCCTTACGGTAAAATATACTGTACATATAAACAGTATTTCGGGAGGGCAGATTATGCCGAGGCAATACGAGATAGAGAGCGCTTTCCGCGCCGCTGTAAAAATCGAGCAAACCGGACGGCGTACTGTCACCACACAGGATTTTGTTAAACAGCTTAAAGTCGTCAACTGGAACTGGTCACTTAAGCAGGCTAACAACTGGATCGAGTGCTACGTGACAACCTTCAAGGATATCTCTTCCGAAGAAGGGGAAGCGCGTACCTTTATGCTGTTCAATCCGAACGGGGGGAATTGAAATGGGTTTTCCTTCACAAGCTACAGACTACATTGAAGACCGCTTATCGCTGGATAAGCTGTTTATTGCTCACCCAAGCGCAACCTACTTCATGCGGGCCGCGAACACTTACTGGAGGGCTGGGATAAATCAGGGGGCGTTACTCATTGTTGATTGCTCGGCAACGCCTTGTGACGGCTCTGTAGTCGTTTGCAGGCTGGCGGGTGAGTTCCATATCAGGCGGTTCAGGACTCAGCCATATAAGCACCTGGAAAGCCTGGGCGGTGACGGACGAAAGGAACGGATAAACACAGAAGATGATGACGGGATTTTCGGCGTGATAATGCATGCGGTAAACGACATGCGAACAATGGAATTTGATGAAAATCCGGGGATGTGAAGTGGCCTTGAATCAGATCGAATTGGAAAAATGTTTCTCCAAAACTATGCGTTAACTATATGAAAATGAGCGTATTTACAAATCAGAAAATGCAGATTGAAAATGGTATGATAATGTATCTATCCGCATGATTTAAAGCAATAAATTCTACTTTTAATCCACCTTTGAACTCAGAAGGATTTAAAACGGCAGAGTGCCGAAAAGAAAGGGGATCATACTCTTACGATCCTATTTGAAAAGTGTCGTTCACCCAAAAGCTCGACCCGATCAATTTTGTCCTCACCCTTAAGTCGTAGAGGCTCTGCCGTTTACCTTTCAGTTCATCACAAACACCGTGCGTTTTTTGCTGTCATCCTGTGACCATGCCTGAGCGACATCTTCCAGCCGTGCCCTGGTGGTGGCAATCGTGAATCCACCGGGAACCGCCCCCTGAAACATCTCACCCGTGGCCTGAATGAGCTGTGCCAGCGACAGGCTACCAATCCCGCTGCCCATTAACTGAATCGGAGAGGCGCGCAGTACCGCGCTCGGCAGCGCAATTTCCGCGCCGGAAAGTGAGCCGACCTGAACAAAACGCACCGGCGTCAGCCCTGGCGTATGCTTTGCCAGAGCGTTGAGAATAGCGAGCGCGCTCTGCCCCCACAGATAGTCGATCACCACATCAATCTGCTGGGCCGCCTGTTCAGCAAACGCCTGTGCGATGCGCGCGTTATCGTCGCTCAGCAGTATGCTCACATCCGCATTGAGGCGGGACAGTGCCTGCGGATTGCGGCCCGTGACGATGATCTTCCCGGCGCCACGGTAGCGGGCAATTTGCACCGCAAGCTGCCCGGCACTGCCCGTGGCCCCGTTGATGAGTACGGTCTCGCC